GGCTTACCCCGAGCGGTTCATCCCGGTCGCAGCCGTTGAGGCGGTGGTCGCGAAGCGTGGGCGGAAGAAGCGGGAGCCCGTTGACCTCTTCACGGCTGACATCCCTGAAGAACCTGCATACACTAACGAGGCGCTAAATGCAGAGGCTTCGAGGGGGCTCAAGTGACACCTTCGGACGTAATCCTGGAAGCGCGTAAGCTCCTCCTGGATGTTCAAGCACCCACCCGTTACAGCGAGGCAGACCTTCTCGGGTTTGTGAACCAGACGCTGAAGCGGATGGCTGTCTTTCGTCCGACCCTCTTCTCCACCATTACTAGCGTCCCGCTGACTGCCAACACAGTCATCCAGGATCTACCCGCCGATGCCCATCGGCTGGTGCAGATGTTCTTCATCGACAACTACAACTCGGTGAACGAGGTTGACCGGGAAGTGCTGGAGCGGGCCTATCCGCAGTGGGTGTCTGATCCCGCTGGGATCCCATTTAACTTCATCCGCCACCCTCGCAACGCCACCAAGTTCTTCCTCTACCCCCGCCCCATCGCCAACCTGACGGCGACGGTTGAGTATGTGGTGGAACCCAAGGTCTATACGATCAACGAGACGATCCTCTACCTCAAGGATACCTACCTGGGCGTGGTAGTGGACGGCGTGGTGTTCCTTGCGTCGTCTATCGACGATGAGCACGTGAACTCCAACCGAGCCAAGCTGTTCCAGGAGTCTTTCACCAGTTCGCTCGGCGTGGATATGCAGCAACAGGCAGTGCTCGACAACGAGCGGATGCCGAGCAGGGGTAGGTAGGTATGGCGTCCCGCTCCTTCTCCACCCTGTCGGCCAAGGTCAGCGCCAGTGTCCCTGGCTGCCCCTACCCCCTGGTGGTGCAGTATATCCGCGACGCGGCTATCCGGGTCTGTGAGCGGGCGTTAGTCTGGCGCTACGAGCAGCCCGCCTTCAACCTAACGCCGGGTCAGTATCAGTATGCCTTCAATAAGCCTGCTGATACCCAGGTCCATGCGGTGCTGATGGCGACGCTGAACAACTCGCCGCTTGAGATCCTCACCCTGGATGACGCCCGCAACCTCTACCCCGCGTGGCCTATCCTTTCTACGACCAGCACGGAGATCGAGGAGAACGGCACGGAGCCGCGCTCTGTTGCCCAGGTTGATACCTACCGGTATGTGGTTCTGCCTGCTCCGGATGCTGAGGCTACCTACAGCCTGCGGATGATCTACGCACTAAAGCCGTCGCGCAACGCCCTGGAGATGGATGAGAGCGTATTCGATGAGTACGAACTCCCGATCATGCACGGCGCGCTTCAGAACCTGCTGGTGATGCCGAAAACTGACTGGTCTGACCGGGAGCTGGCAACCTACCACGCCAAGCAGTTCCTCTTCACCATGAACGAAGCTCGGGCTCAGGCTAACCTGGGAGTGTTCCGGGGGTCTCTCTCCGTGCGGTTCCCGCCGTTCGCATAGGAGGTAATCGTGGACCCTCGCATCACCGACAATCGCATCCGACTGGTCAGGAACGATACCGGCCCGCAGATCCAGCTTACTCTGACGGATGAGATTACTGGCTCCCCTGTGAACTTAACCGGGGCTAGCGCGACGTTGCATATGAAGTCCGTGGCTACCGGAACTGTCGTGTTGAGCCGACAGCTGGGTATCCCGACGGCAACCGCCTCGCAGGGTCTGGCTTTCATCGTCTGGGGGTCTAATGACCTTAACCAGACGCCGGGGGATTACGACGGTGAGGTTGAGGTATTACTCTCTACTGGACTTCGGCAGACTGTGTATGATGTGCTGAAGTTCAGGATTAGAGACCAGTTTGCATGAGGCTCACCTACAGAGCTGGGGTTATCACGGCGGCAGTACGTGTGTCGTACATCCGCCTACGCATTGTGCTGGGCATCTACTCCAATCCCAACTACTTTGCTGAGGATTATGTAGAACCTGGGTATGTCGTTGTGTTTACCTCAACTCCTACGTTTCCCCCGTAATGGGTGTTGCAGCTGGCGCTTTCAGCGGAGTGGCTGGATGTATTATGCTATGCTGCGTGACTTTTGGTGTTATAGACATATACGCATCCAGGGCACCTGGATCGTGATGACCCCCGCGTAGCGAGGTTCTTGTGGCGACGATCATCACACGAGCTGGGAAGGGGTTTCCCCTCACTAACGATGAGGTGGACGCTAACTTCACCAATCTCAATAATGAGATCTCGTTTTCTGTCGCCAACACGATCTTTGTTCAGGCCACTGGCAACGATGCCAATGACGGTCGCACTGAGAGCAAGCCGAAGCGCACCATCAAAGCTGCGTGTCAAGCTGCTGCAACCCTGATCTCTGGCGGCACCTTCACCAGCCAGCACGTTGCGATCCGCATAGCTTCCGGTGACTACACCGAAGATTGCCCGATTACAGTGCCCGAGGGTGTCGCGATCATCGGGGACAGCCTCCGCTCTGTCTCCGTGCGCCCTGCTGTGGCTACTACCAACGTGTTTTTGCTAAACAGCAAGTGCTATGTTTATGGCATCACGGTGCGCGGACACCGCCTTAGCCCGAGCGCCATGGATATTACGCCTACGGGCTATGCAGGGGCGAACGGCAGCAATCTTCCTCTGAACTCAACCCAGACCGGGTGGGCCTTCTCTTTTGCGCCGGGTGCTATCATCCGCGTTAGCCCGTATATCCAGAACTGCTCGTCGATCTCCGGCGCTTTCAACCCTACCACTGGTGCCTTGGTTACGCCGGGCGGCGGCGGTGTGCTGTGTGATCCCAGTACTTGCGCTGAGGGTAATCTGGTCAACAGCATTGTCGTTGATGCCTTTACCCAGATCAACCTGGGCGGGATCGGTGTGAAGGTAGTTGGCAAGGGCTACATGCAGCTCGTCAGCTTCTTTAAGAACTTCTGCCAGTTTGGCGTTCTGTGCGTAGATGGCGGGCACGCGACTCTACTGAACAGCAACTGTTCGTTTGGTAATTACGCCCTCTGGTCCCATAACGGGCGTCAGCTTGATGATGGCGGGTACTTTGGGTCGCTCGTCGAGGCGTCGGGCTACACACTTTCCTATGCCGGGGCTGGGTTGTCTTATGACAAACTTCCGGATAGCCAGGGTGGGACCGGTGTAGCTGACCCCACAAAATACACGATCCGGACCTTTATCGACAGCAACTACGCTGTTGATAGTGATGACCTGGACGCTCGCCCGCGCATCTATATCACGGCTACCGATGAGGTAGGTGACTTCTACGCTGGGCCAGTGGCGGTAGAGAACGACGTTATCCGGCCTCAGTTCCGGATCAACCAACGGCGTGGCTCTATCGACGGGCGCGCTTTCTATCAGTCCATCTTCGGCTTCATGGCGCCCTTCATTCTGGCGCTTACCAAGAAGAGGTAGCCCATGGCCGTAGCGCCTATCTTTAAGTTCCGGAACGTCCGGAAGAAGCTGTCCAGCACAAACAAGACCTTGATCTATGGTGTGATCGCTGGGTCTGACGGTGTTGGGACCGGGTACAGCCCGAGCGAGGTCTCGGCTGTTGTTCTGACGATCCAGGTAGCGAACACCTCGGCAAGCCCCGTCAACACAACGGTCAGCGTGACCGATGGCGTACTCGGCTCAGGTGGTGTCGTTGAGACCACTCTGGTCAACACCTACTCAGTTCCGGCCTACAACGCCTTTGATCCGTTGTCTGGCAACCTCGTTCTGACTGACGGCCTTCGCATCTACGCGCAGGCTGCGTCTGCGAACAACATCGAGATTGTCGTCTCCCTGCTTGAGATCGCCAATGCCTCAGCTTCTTGATAACCGGTTCATCACCCTCGCTGACGCGCCGCAGGATTACACCGGGAACGAGGGCGATCTCGTCCGCGTTAAGGCGACAGCGGATGGTCTAGAGTTCGTAGCGCCAGAGGATTTGGATCTTGGTGCTGATACGTTTATCGCACTTACCGATACCCCTGCTAGCTACACATCAAATGCGAATAAGATAGTCAGGGTTAAGTCGGTTGAGGATGGCCTTGAGTTTATCTCTGCTAGCGCGTTGGTGGGCGGATCCGGTGGAAACCTTGCCAGCCCTACTAACTTCACGGACCTAAACGACACCCCCAACAGCTACACGGGTGCCGATGGTAGGTTTGTGCAGGTTGATGGGGCAGCGGTTGTATTTAGCGATCCAACTTTTATTGGTCTGCCGGATACACCAGCTAGTTACAGCGGGCAGGCTAATAAGCAGGTCGCGGTCAACGGGGCCGGTGACGGTCTTGCGTTTGTTGACCCTACAGATACATTTATCTCTCTAACTGACACACCTAACGCCTACGGTTCCCTCGATGGCGGGCGGGCTGTTCGCGTTAAGCAGGACCGTACTGGCCTGGAGTTTTCGGACTTCACCTTTCTCTCGCTGTCCGATACCCCCGATACCTACACGACCTTCGCCAACACCGTCGTCAAGGTGAATGGCGCTGCTACCGGTCTGGTGTTCACACCCGAGATCGACACCTTCATCAAACTGACTGATACGCCTAGCGCCTACGGCGCGTCTGACGGCGGCAAGTTGGTTCGTGTGAAGTCCGACCGCACGGGGCTTGAGTTCGTCACACCAACCGAAGTTGTGTCCACGGCCTTTTCCTTCCTGGATCTTACTGATGTCCCCGACACTTACACCGGGTCTGTCGGTAAGTATGTTCAGGTTAAGGCTGACACCGGGGACGGTAAGCGCCTTCAGTTTGCTGACGCGACCGCCATTGCGGGCGGCCTCCCAACCGTGGTCATCGAATTGAAGCTCTACGACGAAAACTACACAACCGGTACACAACCTACTGCTACGGGCGCTAATGCCATAGCCATCGGTGAGGGGTGTGTTGCTTCTGGGGCCAACTCCAATGTGGCTGGCGGTCGGGTAAATACGGCGTCTGGTCAGTATGCGGTGGTGGCTGGTGGTAACAGCAACACAGCAGCGGGCCAGGGTTCGACGATCACTGGCGGCCAGAATAACACCATCTCGTCTGGAACTTGGCACTCGATTATTTCTGGTACCGGCAACAGCATCGCGAACAACTCGCACTGCGGTATCATTGGTGGCCAGAACAACACCATTACCGGCCTCCAGAGTTCCTACTCGGTCATCATGGGCGGTCGTGATAACCGTATTGAGACCAGTCTTGCCTACGGCACGCTTCGCGGTAGCACTATTATTGGCGGCAAAAACAACACTATCCTACGCGACAATTCACTAATCGCAGGTGGTGAAAATAATACCACCACAGCACCCGAGTGCCTTGTCCTTGGCGGTGCTAATAACCAAGCCGATGGTGATTACAGCACTATTATCGGTGGTATATACGGCACAACCCGGCAACTCTATAACGCTCAGGTATTTGGCACGCAACGCCCAGGCCAGACTACGGCTGGTAAGGCGCAGACATCGGTGTTTCTCCTGAGTAGTGACAGCGCGCTTGGGGCGGGCTTTACAAAGTTACTTCTGGACGGCGGTGGCAACCATGGCGGTCGCCAGAATGTAGCGGGTGGCTACATTAACAGGGTGCGCCTGCCCGCTGATAACTTCACCTACATGCTGACTTGCTGGGTGGTGGGTCGCTCGCTGGTGGGCGCTGAGAGCGCGGCCTTTGAACTCAAGGCTATGATCCGCCTCAACGCTGGAGTGGCTCAGGTGCCATGCACGCCCACCAAGGTTGTTGTGTGCGCGACGACTGGCGCTCAGACCTGGGATGCTAGGCTCGTGGTGGCACCCGGCGCAGCTGGTTCGTTCACAGGCAACTTTGTTGATATCGAGGTTGATGGCGGCAGCGCCGACGTTCGCTGGGTAGCGCGTATGGAGACGGTGGAGTTGGTAATTTGAGCGCCCTCCTCGATGAACGCTTCACCTCACTGGTTGACACGCCTGCTACCCTAACCGGTAATGTACTGCTGCGTGTTAACTCGGCGGGTACGGGGCTGGAGTTTGTGGTCCCAGAAAATGTTCCGGGTATCACGCGCGCCTTTACCGACCTTGTTGATGTGCCGCAGTCCTATATTGACCAGGGTGAGAAGATCGTCCGGGTAAAGGGTGATGAAAGCGGCCTTGAGTTTGTGGATCTCAGTGTCATCGTGGACACTGGTGGGACACCCACTCTCCTCGCCTCGCTTCTAGATTTATCTGACACTCCAGATAGCTACGCTGGTGCGGATGGGTTCTTCCTCAGGGTTTCCGGTAGCCAGATCGTATTTGACCAGCTGACCTTCCTAGATCTAGCAGATGCACCGCCAAGCTACGCAGCGCCCGGAGCGTTTCTGCGTGTGAACAGCGGGGCGAACGCCCTGACCTTCTTCACGAAATCCCTAACCTTCACCGGTCTAACTGATACACCCGGATCCTATGGGGTATCCGATGGTGGTAAGGTTGTACGGGTAAAAGCTGATCGCACCGGCCTTGAGTTTACTACCGGTCGCTTCCTTGATCTGACCGACACACCTGCCAGCTTCTCTGGTCAGGCTAACAGGGTGCTTCGCGTCAACGCGGGTGCGACTGCTGTGGAGTTTCGTGCTGAGACGTTCACCAACTTCACTTCCCTTCTGGATACCCCCAATGCCTATGGTGTTGGTGATGGTGGGAAGTTTGTCGTTGTAGAGGATGTTGCCACCCCTACTCAGCTTGTCTTTCAAAGTGCTGCCGAGATTGCAGCATCAGCCCAGTCCTTCCTTACCCTGACCGACACACCTGACACCTATGATGGGCAGATTGGTAAGTTTGTGCGCGTTACGCCGCTGCCAGATGGTACCAATGTTCTGCGTTTTGCTGATGTTACGGTCCTATCGTCCGACGCCGCCCAGGCTGTTCTAGAGTTGTACCGGGAAGAGTATCAGGGCGGTACGTCCCCGGTAGCTACAGGCAGCAATGCAGTTGCTATTGGTGAGGCTAATACCGCCTCTGCTACAGGATCAACCATCGTTGGCGGTCGGGCAAACACAGTGTCGGCTGTGGGCGGAACTGTTGTCGGCGGCTTCACCAACACGCTCTCTACACCCGGTGCAATCGTAGGCGGCACCCTCAATACCATCGCGGGTACTACGACGTTCGCTTTTGTCGGCGGCGGTCAGCAGAACGCTATCACGAACGCAGACCGTGCGGTTATCGGGACGGGGCTGCGGAACCAGATTACGGGGGCCAACTCTAGCCGCTCGGTGATCGGCGGCGGCCTCGACAACAGCATCAACCTGACGGCAAACCACGGCACCTATGAGGGTTCTGTTATTTGCGGCGGCCAGGGTAATGTAGTCTCTGGCGACGGGGCTACCGTCCTCGCCGGTTACTTTACAAATATTACAGCACCTAGATCGGTGGCGGTCATCTCGCAGTCGGGCCGCAAATATGACGCGCGTGAAGCGGTTTCGGGTGATTACTCGGTGGTGCTAGGCCCCCAGACCGCTACTGACCGTGGGTGGTTTGGCGCTCGGCCTTTCGCTAATGAGCCCGGCAGTTGGCGTGTGGAAGCTGGTGCCGTTAGAGGCTCGTTTGCTGGTGAGATCCAATCCACAACGCTCCTCTTTGCGGGGGCCACCTCCACCGGAGATTGGACGCGCCTCCTCCTCGACAGCGGCGTTAACTACGGCAACCGGCGTGATGCTGTTGGCGGCTACCTCAGCCGCATAACACTGCCATCCGACGATGGTGTGTACTGGATTGAGGCTGAGGTTATTGGTCGGGACACTAGTGCTCCCCACAGCGCCACCTTTACTCTGCGTGGTGTTGTTATGGTCGATGCCGGTGCCGCCACGCTGCCCAATGGGTTTGAGCCGCTTGCGATTTGCCGGTGTGGTCCCGGCTCTGCTGGGTGGGACGCTCGTATTTCAGTAGATGGTCTTGCTGTGGATATCGACGTTAAGGGTCGTCAGAGCCAGTCAATTAACTGGGTTTGCAAAGTTAAGACCCTCGAACTGATGGTTAAGCAGGACGTTGCTAACAGCTTTACGCTAACCCCTATCAATGGTTTTGTCGATGGCGGCTACACCGTCAACGAAAACTCACTTGGAGCCTCTATTGTTACTATTAGCCGTCCAGGTGGTATTGCGGGCCTGACCTTTACTCCAGCTAATACAGCCTTTGAAGTTACGCCTGCTGGGGTGTTTAAGCTAATTAACACCCGCTTCCTTAACTTTGAGACAACTCCATTTTTGAACACCACTGTCTATGTCACCGGGCTAGGCGAAACCGACTACTTCAACATCCCCATTCGCGTCCTCAACGTCAACGAAGCCCCCTCCAATATTATCCTCACGGATGTGAACACCGGCTCCACTACGGAGCGAGCCGTACTGTCCGGCGTTGCAGGGGCGCGGGTTGCCTATATCTCCGTGGTTGATATTGATAGCACCACCCACACCCTGACGGTTCAGACCAGCCCCTCGCCGTTCGAGATCGTTAAGGAGAGTGTCGGCGGGGTCCTGCGGGACATCCTCAAGCTGAAGAGCGGCTCTTCGATCACTGTCAGCACGGTTGTTCAGATCCGGGCAACAGACCCAGGTGGTCTGTTTAGAAACCAGAACTTCACTGTTGGGATACGGACATGAGCCTTGGTGCACTCTGGTCTGGTACGCGCGAGCTGCACCACGCTTGTGAGCGGCACCCGGTTGGCCAGCGTATGCTGGCTGGGCAAGTTACACCCCAAGAGTGGGCCGACTGGCTAGCCGCCTATTATGTTGTTCATCTGGTAATAGATCGCACGCTACCACTACATTTCCATCGCCAGCCTTATCTACTGGCCGACTTTGCCGCCCTCCCCACGCCACACCTACCCATCGCGGCAACCACCTATGCTGCCGGGCTATATACTGACACCCGTGGTATTCTTGGCGCTTGCTACGTTCTACATGCCGCACACCGCCGTGGTGGGCGCGCTAAGGCCGAGATTATGCGTGCGTCTGGCCTCTCAACCCAGCATATTATCTACGAGCAGGAAGGTGAGGTTGAGGCGTTCGTTCGCTCTATGCGCGACAGGGAAGATCTGGTTGCCCCCGCTACAGCGGCTTTTGCCGCTATGCTTGCTACTATGGACGAGATAAACAACCGAGCTACAGTATAAGACAGGCTGAGATAAGCGAGGTCGATGATGGAAGTCAGCCCTATGTTTATCTGGCAGGTCATCACGACCGTGGCTATCGCGCCACTGGCATACTTCCTCAAGGCGTCACTTGATCGCCTACGTGAAGTAGAAGTAGGGCTAGCTCGCACTAGGGAACAACTGGCTGAGAAGTATGCAACGCGGGCCGATGTCCACTCCGACATCGGTAGGGTTCTGGATCGTCTAGAACATCTTGACCACAAGCTAGACAAGCTCTTACTCGCACGGGGGTCCATGTGATGCGCCGGATCAACGCTGAGGGCGAAGCCTTTATAAAGCAGTGGGAAGGGCTTCGGCTGGAAGCCTATCGGTGTAGCGCCGGGGTCTGGACCATCGGTTATGGCCACACCACTCAGGCTTACGAAGGTATGCGGATTTCCAAGGCTGAGGCTGAACGGCTGCTTCGCCTGGATCTGGCGCTTTTTGAGGCCGAGGTTTCACGCGCCGTCGATGTCAAACTTACCGATAACCAGTTCTCTGCCCTGGTCAGCTGGACCTACAATATCGGTGTCAAGGCTATGCGGACCAGCACCCTGATCCGTAAGCTGAACGCTGGGGACTTTGGCGCAGTGCCGGGTGAGCTGGCCCGCTGGAACAAGATCAAGGGCAACGTCAGCCAGGGGCTGAGTAACCGGCGCGCAGCCGAGGCTGGTCTGTGGGCACGTGGATCCTTTGTGGCTTCCCGCGATGTCGAGCCGACTGAACCTGTCAGCACCTCTGCCGCCGGGGAGGTTAGCAAGCTGGGTGGCGTAGCCGCAGCAGCGGCAGCGGCGGCCCCTGCCATCACTAGTCTCGGCGGTGTTCACTGGGCTGTTGGTGTGGCTCTGGTGGCTGGCGCAGTCGCCCTAACCGCTGTCTGGCTACTACGGAGGCGTGAGGCATGATTGCCCTGCTGTGGAGCCGGGTTCAGGGTACTGTTGCCGCGATCTTGCTGGTGATCGGGGCTATGGTCTCAGCCTGGATTGTCGGTCGTAAGACCGGTGGTGAGCGGGTTCGGGCGCAGGCGGCAGCCCGCGAGCAGGAACTTAGGGAGACAGCAGATGCGGCTGCTCGTGATGCTCAGCGTTTCACTGCTTCTGAGCGGTTGCGCGACGGTAAGTTCTAGGCCCTGCCCCCAGGTGACGGAGTTCCCTCCCGCCCTCCAACAGCAGGCAGTCGAGGAACTTCGTGGTGCCCCGGCCTTGACCCGGATGATGGACGCGATGGCTGTAGATCGTGCTTTCAATCGCGCCATTTGTAAGTAAACTTGCACTAGGGTTTGCGCTGTGAAGAGCCCGCGCGCAAAAGTTACACTGCCCCACCGGGCTTTTAGGAGAGAGCCAGCAATGCCTGGAATGTCGAAGGCCAACGGGAAGAAGATGGCGTCCTACCAGAAGGGTGGGATGGTCAAGGGTTTCAAGCCGTGTGCGGGTTGCCCGTCCCCGGCCAAGTGCCGTGCCGCTGGTGCCTGCGCCAAGGCGGGTAAGAAGTAACAGTGACTGCGGTTAAGATCACCAAGTTCCTTGGGACGGCTCCGAAGAACGCTTCGGAGCTGTTGGCGGATACTGCTGCCCAGGTTGCTCGCAACAGCAAGCTATACTCCGGTGATCTTATTCCGTATCCGCGCCCTACTATCACCGCCAACACTGGCCGCGCTGGCACTATCCGCACGCTCTACGCGCTGCGAGACCCGGATACTGATGACCTAGTTTGGCTGTCTTGGAACGATACCGTTGATATAGTTACGCCAGCGACGGACTTCATCGGTGAGCAGCGGTTCTACTACACTGGGGATGGGGTGCCGAAGGTAAGCACCTACGATCTGGCTACCCAGGGCGCGGCACCTTACCCCACCAACTACTACGAGTTGGGGCTTCCCCTCCCCACGGTTAAGCCTACCACCACGGCAACGGCCTTTGTGGTCGCCTCGTCGGCGTCGTTTGCTCGCTCGGCTGGTAACAACGTCACCCTGGTGACTAGTGCGCCGCACAACCTAAAGTCTGGTTCGCTCATCACGGTCTCTGGATTTGCCTTCCGTACCGGCACCTACAGCCGGTCTGGTACGACCATCACGGTTACGATCACTGGCCATGGGTTGAGCAACGGCACTGATGTACTGCTACGCTTCACCTCTGGTACGGCAACCTCGAACAGCTACACCGTGACCGTGACGGGCGTGGATACCTTTACCTGCAACGACACCGCGTCAGGTTCTACGTCGGGTGATGTCAGCTGGGATATCGGGGATCTCAACACAACCGCCGAAGCGACGGTCATCAACCCCACAACGATAAGCTACTTCTCGCCCGGCCCTATCGTAGCTACCACCGCCAATACCGATGGTCGCGTGGACCTCGGTGGGCAGGTTCAGGGGCGCACCTACCTCTATACTTGGTACACAGGCTGGGAAGAGGAGTCTATCGGCTCGGCTCCGTCTGACCCGCTGTTCATCAAGGAGGGGCAGGTCGTCACCGTGGCGACCCTCCCAACTGTGCCGCCGGTAGGTAATAATTTCGTCCGTGGCATCCGCCTTTACCGCACGCTCGCTGGGACTACCGACGCCGCCTATTTCCGGCTGGCCACCCTCTGGTTCCCCAACAATGTTGCGGCTGTGTCGCGTGTGGGCAATGTATCCACGGTATCCTTCGTCTATCCACACAAGCTGTTCAAGACCGACCGGTTCAAGATCAGCGGGTGCACTGACGCCACCTTCAACATCACTGGCGGTATCGTCACTGAAGTGGTGGACCAGTACACTCTCCAGTATGCCCAGGTGGCAGCTGATGTGGCCCCGACTGTTGCGTCTGGTGATCTCTACTACGATGTGTCGGAGAACCCTCCGACCACGGCAGCGCGCTACTGGGGCGACGGTGGCGACTACTCCTTTACGGATGACTTTGACTTCCGTTCGCTAACAGGTGTCCTACCATCGTCGAACTACGATGCCCCGCCACCTGGGCTCCAGGGGCTTACCCTGATCCAGAACAACATCCTGGTGGGGTTCGTCGGGAACACGCTCTACTTCTCGGAGCCTGGGATCTTCCATGCGTGGCCTACGACATACGAGCGCCCGCTGGATAGCAATATCGTTGGGCTAGCGCCCATCGGTGGTTCGCTCCTGGTACTTACCGAGGATTACCCGCACATCCTCTCGGGCTCTAGCCCTGCGATCATGTCGCAGTCGCGGCTATCTGCGCGCTACCCCTGCGTCAACCGCCGCAGCATCGTGGAGACCAGCTTCGGGGTGGTGTACGCCACCCATGACGGCCTCGTGCTATACTCACCTTCGTCTGCCGCGCAGCTGCTTACCCGGCTGGTCCACAGCAGCGACACCTGGAACGCGGCGCTCGACCCGTCCACTCTGGTCGGTGTATCCTATAAAGATACTTACATCGCATCTCACGCCACGGCTTCTATCGTCTTTGAGCCTGGGGTTGGGCGCAGCGAACCTACCTTTGTGGATAACGACTTTGCTTTCACAGCGGTGTGGTACGACCCTATCACCAACAACCTCTACGCAACCGCTGGCACCGCTGGTGACATCTACCAGTGGGATGATTTGGCACAGCCCAACACTACCATGTCATGGAAGTCCAAGACCTTTATCACCAAGGACTTCACGAATGTGGGCGCGGCGCGGGTGGTGGCTGACTATACCGGCCTGCCGGGTTCGCCCTTATGGGAAGCAGTAGATATTGACTGGGAGGATGCCGATGCGCTGTGGGATGCGGCTGACCCCATAACTTTCCGGTTCTATGTAGATAAAGAGTTGATCTTTACGACTACTAGATCCAATAGCGGGGTGTTTCGCCTACCTGCTGGGTATAAGTCTGATACCTTTGAGGTTGGGTTGGATAGCCTCGTTCGGGTACGTGCGATCTACCTGGGTGGCACACCCATCAGCTTGAGGAACGCTTAATGGCCCGGTTTACGGGTATCCCCGACATCCCGCAAAGCGGGATTGATGAGTGGCAGTTCCGAACCCTGGACGCCATCAAGCAGAACGTCGAGCTGCTAGCCGGGATCCGCAATGAAATTGACGGGGCCAGCGCCGCTGTGCTGCGCTCTAATGTTACTACCAGCGCCCCTGCACAAGCGCAGTTTCAGGGGCTGTCTGCGCGCGGTAGTGGGTTCACAATCTCGGGTGTCCAGGTGCCAACCCTGGACGATCACGTGGCGCTTCTACGGGATTTGCAGCTTCTTTCTCAGGATGTCGCCGTGCTGCGCTCAACCCTTGTGTCGCTTATCTCACAGCTGAGGGGGTCGTGATGGCCTATAATACAGCTTCCGACCTGCCCCCTGCTCTGGCAAGTCTGCTCAACGCTGGTGGTAACTCTGCGGCCCCGATGCCTACCATGGGGATCGGCACGGCCTCGATGGCACCGCAAATGCCATCCTTCCAGGTAGGTGGTATGGTTGGCCCCGGCGGTATGCCCGTGCGTCCCCCCGGTATGGGTATGGACATGATGGCTGGCGCGGGCGGTGCGCCCGGCCTTGCTGCCCCTGGTGCGGCGCAGCAGACGCTACGCCCTGAGCAGATTATCCCCGAAGCCCAGCGGTTCGTGCAGCAGCATCCCGAGCAGGTTCAGCAAATGCTGAGCGAGCTTCAGGGCTTGCTCCAGTCGGGCGAACTTACCCGCGAAGAGCTGAACATGGTTGTTCAGATGGCCCGTTCGGCAGCGCAGAACCCGGCGCTTTATCCGCAGCTGCGTCGTATCGCCATCCAGCGCGGCGTGGCTGAGCCCGGTGAGATTAGCGAGCAGTTCGACGCTGGCCTCGTGTTCATCCTGGTGCTCATGGGTGAGGCCATGCAGATGGGCGCTGGCGGCGCAAGCCGTCCCGAACAGTCGGGCGTGATGCCGTCCTTCAAGCAGGGTGGGATGCTGCCCGATAAGGATAAGAGCCGTCCCGTGGTAGCCCAGCTCCATGAGGGTGAGTACGTCATCCCGTCGCATGTTGTGAAGGCCAAGGGTACTGAGTTCTTCGACCGGATGCTTGAGTCCTATAAGAAGGACGGCAGCCGCAAGGTTAAGGGTGAAGATGACTACGACGATGACTCGTCGGATTGAGTTGCTAGATCCCAAGCGGGTTGGGGAACTGTGGCCTCAGATCGAACCGCTAATCAAGCGGGTCTCTGATAGTAGTAGCCATGCCCCTGACCCGCTAGACATTGAAGGTGTATGGGTCGCAGCTACCAATGGCGTGTGTCATGTCCTTGCTTTTTACGAGGGCGATGAGCTTGCCATGGTGCTGGCGTTTGAGTTTGGCCGTACCAAAGGGGCTAGGACAGCCACTATCCTTGCAGTAGCGGGTCGGGATTTATCCGCGTTCAAGGTGGCGTTCTGGCCTTCTATCCTTGCATGGTTCAAGGAAAACGGCGCAAAGTATGTAGATGCCTACGCAGAGCCGAGGCTGGCTAGGATCTACCTACGGAAGTTCGGTTTTACCGAAACTTGTTCATATGTTAGAATGGCGCTGTAGGAGACCATCATGGGTGGCAGACGTAACCGGGGTATTCTTGGCGCAGCTATCGGTATCGTAGCTGCTGTCGCGCTTCCATTTGCCGCCCCGGTTATTGCGACGGCAGTGTTTGGTAGTACAGCTCTTGGTGCGATGACCGCAGCTGGTGCCCTTTATGGTGCTGCCACTGGTGCGCTCTCCGGGTCCATCACTGGTAATATGGGCCGTGGCGCGTTGATCGGTGGTGCTACCGGCGCAGCTGGCGGTTTCATCCAAGGCGGCGGAATCCAAGCTACGCAGAACGCTCTGTTTGGTGCGCCTCCGGTGGCAAATGCTCCCCCGGTTGGTCTTTCGACACCTGCCATAGCGGAACCTAGCGGTCTTGCTGGTCTAGAGGCTGCTGCATCTATGCCACCACCTGCCGGTACACCAACTACATTTGGCGAAGCATTCCGCGCAGGCTTCAGCGGGCAACCTGTTGCCGCTACTGGTGGGATTGGTAGCGCCACTACCGGCGCTGCGGGCACGGCTGCTCAAGGTGCTGTTCAGGGTGCTGCTGGTACAGCCGCTCAGGGTGCTGCTGGCGCTGCCTCCCCCAGCTTCTTCTCTGCGGCGGGGCTCGGCCAAGCCGCTGGTCGTGTTGCCGCTGGTCTCACCACTCCAGCTGGTCTTGCCAGTGTCGGCCAGCTTGCCCTGACGATGTACAACCGCCCGCCTGAAGGGCTGACGGCAGCGGAGCAGGCTTACGTCAACGAGACGGCAGCCTTGGCACAGACCAACCGTGCTGCGTTCGACCAGCGTGTGGCTGCCGCTCGCAGCCTGCTTCAGCGTGGTGAGGCCAATCCTGAACAGGCTTTTGCCCAGGCTAGCCTGGGTGCCCAGCGGCGCTTCCAACAGGCGGGTATGCGGGACGCGAGTGATTATCGCCGTGGCGAGATCGCTGGTGGTATGGCTGGTGCGGCTGCTGTCCCCGCTGAGTTCAACCGCTCTTACGAAGCCACGCGGGCTGGTCTGAACGCGATGCCCACCACGGCTCCAGCCGGTGCTGCCTCCATGGCACTCCCGGCATACCGTGACGCTGAGCGTCGTGAGCGCGAGTACGAGCGTGATATAGCCAGTGCCGTTGGCGGCCTCGGTAGTGCCCTGGGTGGTCGGTCGTCTCAGGGCAGCCAGAAGTCGCTCTTCGCTTAACGCAGTCCGGGGGTCTCGATGTCCGGTTCGCTCTACCAGTACACGCCGTATTCCATGGAGGGCCAGTCTCCGGGCCAAGCCTTCCGTAGCGGCTTCGTTGGCGGCCAGGAGATCGAGGCTAACGCTCTCCGTATGGACGAACTGCGCCAGATGCAGCAGATGCGCGAAGCGCAGAACCAGCGTGCCCAGGCGGCTGAGCAGCGTCTTGCCCAGCAGTTCCCCCTGGATATGAAGGCAGCCGGAGTTAGGATCGGTCGCGACCAGCAGATGGCTCCGCTTACGGTGGAGCAGGCCAAGCTACAGATCAGGGGGTTGCAGCAGGGTATTGCTGATAGAGCTGCTCTTAATACCGCCCTGCGCGGCATGGCGCTCCCTGCTCTAGTTGCTCCGGGCGCACCGACTGCTCGCCCTGCTGCGGGTGTTGCTGTGCCGGGGTCTATCCCTGGGTTTATGGCACCCGAAGCCGCTCCTACCCCTGCTCCTGCTACTCCTGCTGCCGCTACACCCGGCCCGCAGGCTTCGTCTTACTTCCCCGATGTAAATCTAGATCGTCGCTTTACCGGTGTGCAGACAGCAAGTGCCGGTATATCGCCTGACCTGCTGCGAGACCTAGTAGCTCGCGGTGCAGTTAGCCTCGACCAGCCTACGCCAGAGGAACCTGCCGATCTAACCGGTAGGGGTGCGCCTGTTGGGATGCCCACCCAGTCCGCCCCTCCGCGCGTTGCGGTCCCCGGTGAGGGTGAAGCTGTTCCTGGAGGGATGGAAGCTGGGCTCGCAGAACCGTCCCCGCTTGCGGACGCTCAACAGTCTCTGCGTAATTTCTTGGCTAACCGTTCCGACGATCAGCTTCGTGAGATTGTTGCCCGTGGCACACCCAGCACGGTCTATGGGCAACGTAGTAGTGTGACCGCAGGGCAGGCGTCACTGGCTGAGTCTGCTAGGGCTTTGCTTGAACAACGGGCATCCGGCACTGCTGCCGCGCCTACCTCCGCCGCAGCTAGACCCGCCGCCGCAGCCACTGGTGATGAGCGCCTTAGGGACTATGAGGCGGCGAGCCGCCTTGATGCAGCGACGCAGCGCCGTGGCGTTACTACCACGGCGGCGGATACCGCCGTCGAGCGCAGCCTACCGCCGTCCCAGCCATATATCCTGGAGCCGCTGCGGATTGAGGCGGATCGCCGTCGCCTCACCACTGAGTATGGGCGTATCCAGCAGCAGTACGCTGTGGCCCTGGCGTCTAGGAACGCGGCAGCGGTAGCCCAGCTTGTGCAGCGGGCCGATCAGATCAACCAGGAACTTACCTACCTGAATGGTATGACGGCGATTACCCAGTTCCGTAACGGGGATGTCGCGCCGCTAGCTGGTGTACTCCACCAGGAGTCTGGTGGTCGTCTTTCGTTCCAGCCGCGTTCGGATGGCACGTTCAATCTGTTCCTTGACGGGCGCTTGTCGAACCAGGGTGTGTCGCGTGAGCAGATCGAGGCCAGCGCGCGGATGCAGTTTGACACCCGGTTCCAGGAACAGGTGCAGCAGCGTCAGCAGCAGACCGCTCAGTTGGCGCTTCTCCGGGCGCAGGAAGAGATCAAGCAGGGCGCTAGGGTTAACGCAGAGAGCCTCCTTGAGATCGTTAAGGCTCAGGCTGCGGCAGCATCGCCTAACCTGGATGTGCAGCGGGTTACTGGCGCTGATGGGCAGCAGATGATCGTTGTTGTTGATAAGCGCACTGGTCAAACTGTGAGTGGTGCTCGTATTATCCAGGTGCCACCACCTGCTGGTAGCGGGCGCAACGCGCAGCCCACGTTCACTATCGAGCCGATGCCGGTGGGACAACGCTAACCGAAGGACAGGCGTATGTCTGATCTTTTCTACTCTCCAGAACAGATTGCGCTTGGTCTTGAGATTTCTGGGGCGCCGCGTAGTGTCACGCAGGCGGCAGGTCTTGGTGGGCTTGCTACCTCCACTGCGGATCAGGCTGCGTTCCAGGAGCAGGTTCTTCAACGGGTTAATGTTGGGCTGCAAGGTCTGCGGGCACCGCCCGCACCTGGAGCTTCGGCTTACTTCAACCCGACTACCAACCAGATGTTTGCCGGTGGACGGGCGTTTGATGTCCGTGATGTCGGCTCGGCGCTCCAGGCGTCGCAGGCTCTTTCCCCTTCTGAACCCCCTCCTGGCGCTGGCTGGCAGCCGCTGACCCAGCGCGGGTTTTCGGATTACGTCGCTGGCTTCTCTGAGCGCCGTGGCACTGGTGAGTTGCTGGCGCGCGGCGCGCGTGCTGCCGTTGGTGGTATCGTCGGTGGTGTTGGTCGTGGCATCGAGATGCTCGGTGCGCCCGAGACTGGTCGTGGTATTGCCGAGGTTGGTGAAGCCATCACCGGCCAGGATGAGTTCGACCGCCAGCGGTCGGCCATGATCCAGCGCAGCAACTCCACGTTCAACAACATCATTGATGCGGCCATCGAAGGTGTTCCTTCGGTCCTCACTGGTGGTGCTGCGGCCCTTGCTGGTGGTCTTGTTGGCGGTCCTGCGGGTGCGGCTGTCGGTCTTGGCTTGGCGCGTGCGCGCACTGTTGGCGCAGTGGGCGGTCTGCTTGCCTCTAGCTTTCCACAGCAGCTGAACAGCTTCTACGAGGCGGCGCGCGACGCGCGGACCCCGGATGGTCAACCGGCTTATGATGTTTCCAACCCGCAGGTTCAGTTGGAGATCCTGGCCGGTGCGGTGGGGACCAGCCTCCTCGACATCATCGCCCCTGGCCGTGTGGCCGGGAGCCTTTCTCGCGCCCTGACTGATGGTGTCCAGCAGGCTAGTCAGCGGTCTGTCACCGGGCTGGCACGAGCCAAGTCGGTGGGCGGTGCTGCGGCGCGTAGCGGCCTAGAAGAAGCCGGGACTGAGGCACTCCAGACGGTGGTGGAGCAGGCGCTGTTCGACCCGCAGTTCCGTAGCTTGCTGACGGCTAACGACTGGAAGGCCCTCGCCCCCTACGTCGTCGAACAGTATGGTGAGAACGCGCTGATTGCAGCGGGTGCGGGTGCTCTGCTGGGCGCTGGCTTTGGTGGCGCGGGGCGGTTCTTCGAGACTGGGCGTGAGCCGCGCGACATCCTCCAGAGGCAGGGTCAGCAGCCTGCGGTTCCCCCTCAGCAGCAACTCCTACTGGAAGGGCCGCCGCGCCAACAGCCTCTACTGATGCTGCCCCCGCCGACGCCGCCTACGACGCCGACGCCGCCTACAGATGCTGAGATGTACGGGTTTAGTGCGGGCGCACTTGGCGACACGATCACGCCGGGCGGTATCTCCTCCATGGAGAACCCACCTGCTCAGAGTGCCATGGTGTGGAACGAGCAGCTTGGTATTTTCGTTCCTGCGCCGCCGACGCCGACCAGGAGGCCGACTGTACCGTCCTCGGAGGTTATCCCTCTTGGTGGTACGGTCGCGCCGCCGACTGAACAGTTTGGCCCCTTCGGGCGTGAGCAGTTTGGTCCCACCAGGGCGCAGCCGGTTCCGCCTCTAGCCGTAGAGCCGCAGCGCCCGCCCGTTGTCGCCCCCGAGACCTTTGTTCCTGGGCTGGAAGCCTTTCGCCGTCAGCCGCCTGCGGCACCGCCGCCGACCCAGCTGGCTGAGACCGAAGCGGGCAACCGCCTCCTGGCGCTGCGCCGTCAGCTGGAGCTTCAGCAGGCCGAAGCGCAGCGGGCTACCCAGCCGCCAGTGCGGCTGCCCACAGCAGCGGAGATGGATTACGACGCGGCACTGGCCCAGGCCGCTATGCAGCGCGAGCCGCTGAACGCTGAGGCGGTTATGACATCTCCCAACCGTGGGCTGAACAACGCACGTCGCAATCTGGTGGACCGTTTCAACGGGTTGACCGAGGCCGAGCAGGACACGGTCCTGGAGGGGTACGACAACAACCCTCTGGCGTTTGAAGACGCCGTTCGCGGTATGAACATGACGCAGGTTCGGCAGGCACAGGCGGAAATCAACCGCCTTGCTACGACGCCGCGCCCGGCACCGCGTCCCCGTCCTACCCCCGCTGTCGATCTAAGGAGACCCACTCGTGCCGCTGAAACAGGGCAAGTCGGACAAGGCCGTCTCCGCAAACGTCAGGCAGTTGATGAAGGAGGGGCGGCCCCAGAAACAGGCCGTGGCAATCGCACTCTCCGTCGCGGAGCGGGGGCGCAAGCCCAAGCCGCGCAAGAAGTAACCCCGGCACCCGCTCCTGCCCCGGCTGAGGAGGTAGCCGCCCCGCGCCCTTTAGAGGTGGCCGCCGCTCCGGTGGCGGCGGAAGCTCCGGTGGCGGCGGAAGCTCCGGTGGTAACGGCGGAAGCCGCCCCCGTGGCGGAGGTGCCAGCAGCAACCTCCGTCGCTCCCGTAGCTGAAGCGCCTACCCCGGCACCTGTCCTCACCTCCAGTGCTATGGCTGCGGCCCGCGATGCGGGCCTCACCGTGGAAGAGATGGGCGACGAGGCGAAGGTTGATCAGGCACAGCAGGGCTGGATCAAGGTTCCTGGCAGCCCGTGGCAGCAGGCTTCGGAGCAGCTTCGTAGCGAGCTGTCTGACCGGATCGAGGCACGCTCCGAAAAGGGGCAGGATGTTGGTGCCCACATGCAGGCGCTTGATCGCCTGGAGCGCCAGCTTGTCCGTGTGCCGAAGGCACCTACCAGTGCCACTGCCCCTGACAGCCCGATGTCTCGCTGGGCTTCGGTCATGGAGGATGATGGCCGGGGCTACAACTACCTCAGTCCTAAGGGCCAGCAGGAATGGGCAAACGCCCAACCGACGCGCACTGAAGCCGAGCGCATCGCGAAGGCAAACCCTTCGGAAGAGACGGCACGGACCATCAGCTTTATCGACGGCCTTCAGAGGAAGCTGGATAGCGGTGAGCTTGACTCGGAGCGGGTTGGGAAGATCCTGGACACTCTTGAAAGGGCTGCCAAAAGCGACAACCCGTTTGTCGCAGCAGCAGCAAAGCGGGCGGGGAACTTCTCCCTCGCGACCTGGAACACCCTGACTGGTACGCGCAACCTGGATGGGTCTGCGGTACGCCCGATGGCACCCGGTCGTGCCCGGATGCTGGTGCAAACTTTCCTGTCGAAGCTGGTAACTAAGCCAAAAGTTACGGTCGTTGCCAACCAACAGGAGTTGCAGCGGACCAACCCGGCGCTCTACGCCCAGGCCAACGCGGCTCGCCCTCAGGGCGACTTCGCCACGGCTGCGGCTGCTGGTTACTCCTTCGGTGATGGCAACGTCATCATCTTCACCGACCGTATCGCCAACGAGCAGCACCTCCGCTTCGTCCTGGCGCACGAGACCTTCGGTCACTTCGGTATGCGTGGCGTCATGCCGGGCGACCGCTTCGACGCTCTCATGGGGAGCATCTACGACACCGACCCGCAGGCCAAGGCAGCGGCTGATGCTGCCATGGAGGCACGCGGTCTCTCCAAGCCCGAAGCTGTTGAGGAATACCTCTCCGACTACGCGGCGCTGTTGAACACCAGCACGGTCGCGCGGGTCTGGAACGCTATCAAGAACATCCTGAGCAAACTGGGCGTGCGCTTCGGTGACACCGCCACGCGCTACTTCCTTGACCAGTCCCGTCGCTACGTTCGTGAGGGCCGCCAGGGTGTGACCTTCGATGCGGAAGCAGTCGCGCAGCGCCTACACGCGGTGGAGACGGGTTCGGCTGGCACTGGCCGTTACAGCCCCGAGGCTGCCTTCTCGGTAAGCTCTCGCGCACAGGTTATGATCGACGGTCTCGCCACTGGCTATAAGAGCCTTGACGATGTGATGGCCAACATCGTGCGGGCCGGTAAGGGTTTCCGTGGTCAGTTCGACCGGTTCAAGGCTGATGTCCTGAGCCTCTTCAACTTCCGGGCGATGGATAACCCTTGGCTATTTGAGCTGAACAAGCTGATCGGGCTGATGAACACGACCGCCATGTCGGTCAAGACGAACATCAACGAGTTCCTGCGCCCGCTCTACAACATGGACGCCGCCTCGCAGATCCGCATCTCGCAGTTGATGTACGATGTGCGTCAGATGAAGGATGCAGAGTTCAACTCTAGGAAGCTCCCGAAAGGAAAACTCTATCAAGTCGATAACGAGGGCAACCTCGTACCCAACAAACCCTTGGAGGAGAAGCTCTTCCAGGAAGGTCTGCTTACGCTGGAGCAGATCCGTGACGGTGTGACCTACAAGTACACCATCGAAGGGACTGACGGGAAACCGCAGACCATCGAGCGCAAGATCGAGGGTCGGCCTAAGTTCACCGAAGAAGAGTACGCAGCCTATGTGCGTACCCGCCGAGCAGTGGCCAACGTGGAACTGGAGGTTCTGCGCGCCCTCTACAGCGACTTGCTCCAGAACCGGACGGTGACGAACCGCGAGGTCAGCCGTCTCATCAAGGGCAAGAAGGGTATCCTGGACACCAAGGATAAGGCGTTCGTCCGCGAGTACGCTGATAAGTTCCAGGCGTTCTACACGCAGAACGCTGAGGTCGATGCTAGTGGTGTGTATGTGCTGGATACGGCTTCCACACAGAAGGCACGGAAGTTCCTGGAGGCTGTGAACGCAGCCTTTATCTGGCGCGACACAAAGAACCTTGACCCTGCCCGCGAGGAAGCCGTGCGGGCGTTCTTCCCGGATAAGACCCAGGCTGATGACTTCATAGCCAAGCTGAACGACACACGCTCGCGCCGCGATAAGATATCCGACGCCAACCGCCTGAACCTCCAGACTGCCGTGGAACAGCTGGTGCTCAACGAGATCGACTATGGGCGGAAAGAGGCGCGCATCAAGGAGAACATCGCGACCGGCTACATCCCGGTATATCGCGAAGGTATGTACCAGATGCGCCTGCGGGCGTTCATCAATGGGCAGCCTGTAGATGTAAAGCATACACACAAGGATCTGCTGGCCTATTCCCAGTTCGATAACCCGCAAGACGCACTGGATATGGCCACGGCGTTTAACAACGACCTAAAGGATAAGACCTTTACGCTGCTGGTTAGGGACTCTGCCGGTAACTACTCACCTAAGGAAGTGACCCTGGTTGCCGATACTGGCACGGTCATCACCAATGCCATGACCGAACCTGGGTTTGATCTGGATAACTTTCTCTACGGTATGCAGATCCTCGGCCAGAAGCTCGATCCAAAGGTGATGGAGCGGCTGATTATCCGCACGACCAACCACAACAATGCGCGGCGCGGGCGACTGAAGTTCTCCCAAACCCCTGGCTACGACAACACGCAGGGTATCGTCGCCATCTCTCGGCACATCGAGAAGCAGGCGTCTGCGGTGGCTCGTGCGATCACCCGGCAGTCTGTGCGTGAGATGATGGACCTGGGGAATGAGAACTCCAGGGCGATGCTGAATGGTGACAAGGCAAACGTGGCTAGGCTGCGGGCTGAGTACGACCGCATCAACGCAGACCCCACCTCTACGGCGGATGCGAAGGCTGACATCCGTAGCCGCTACACCTTTGCGGTGGCCATGGATCGCAAGACCAACCCGCAGGGGCAGCCCAGCAAGGCCAACCAGTATTACAACGAAGGTGCCAAGGCCATCGACTTCCTTGATGGTAGTAAGTTTGTGGATGAGTCTAACTTCGGTGCTGGCCCCATCGCTTCGCGTGTGCGCGCCTATACCAGCATGTTGCAGTTGGGCGGCTCTATCGCACAGGGCGTGCTGAACCTGCTGAGCATCGAGACCAACTGGAAGCCGTACATGGCGTCCTTCAATCAGCGGAATGGCTTTGGCGCTGGGTTCAACTACTTCACGGTCACGGCTGAGTATAACCGCGCGTTCATGAAGATCGGTGCTCCGGGCATGACGAACTTCGCCATGAACGAAGCCAACTTCTACGATGCTGGGGCCGAGCCTACTGACAAAACGCTGCTCAAGGACTGGAAGCCGGGCATCGCACAAAGCAAGGCACTCCAGACTAAGTATGGAATGACTGCCGAGGAGGCACGGGTTATCGCCCGTGAGATCCGCGAAGGTAAGCTGATCCCGGCACAGTCGAACGCCATGACAGCTACAGCCCGTGGCTACAGCACCAATAAGTGGGCGCTGAAGTTCATGGATACTTGGATGGCACCCTTCAACCTGTCCGAACAGGCTGCTCGTCGCGCTGCCTTCTTGTCTGCCTACCGGCTATTCTACAACCGTGGCATCGGTGCTGGGATGGACGCGAAGAAGGCGTCTGAGAGGGCGCGTGAAGAAGCCGTCAGGTCTCTGGACCTGACGCTCGGTGAGTACTCCATGATGAACCGCCCTGCCTTCTGGCGCGGCGGGATGCAGTCCTTCCTGTATATGTACAAGGCATACCCCACCACGGTGGTCCAGCTGCTGGCGCGTTTGGATCGCCCCGCTCAGCTGAGCGCGCTGGCCGGTCTGTGGCTGCTGGCGGGGATGTCTGGCCTGCCCTTCGCGGAGGATTTGGAAGATCTGATCGACACCCTGTCCCAGAAACTGGGCCTGGGCCAAGGTAGCATCCGGGCTGAGCTGATCCGCCATATCGAAAGTATCGCGCCGGGTATGTCGGCACCGCTGCTGCGTGGTCTTATGAATGAGATCGGGTTGGCTGACGTAGCTTCCCGGACTGGGGTGGGCAACCTCCTCCCTGGCACCGACATGTTCCTAGCAGGCGCGGACCAGACCCGTGCGATGATGGACATCCTTGGTCCAGCCGCTGGCTTCCTGGGAGGCGCTCTCGGGATGGCCACCAATCTGGTGTCCTACCCGTTCTCCTCGACTAAGACCT